ATTTTTCTGCGAGCACAACGTTATCTAATTTTATTGAAGGTCAGAATTTGCATTATACTGATAAGGCAGTAGGATCTTCTCTTGCTTTGTATTGTTCTGAGGCAGTTTTGCCTGGTTCTAACCTTCAAACATCAACAGTTGATGGACTAAGACAAGGTATGTCTCAACATTATGCTACCTTTAGAAGGTTTCCTGATATTACCCTTACTTGGTATACTCAGCAAAACTATATGACAAACGATATATTCAATGCTTGGATGGAATTTATTTCTCCAAATGAAGTTCAAGCTCCATTGACAAGATTGAGTTCTTTTAGAAAAATGAGATATCCTAATACGTATAAAATTCCCATGGAGATAACTGCATTTAGTAAGGATGTAAAAGGACCGCCCGATAGATTGACAAAACATCCTGGTGTAAGAACACCTAGTAGTATAACTTACTTTATTGAGCAAGCATTTCCTACTTCTATAGTAGCAGCACCATTAGCATACGGTAAAGCAGAACTAATAAAAACATCAGTTACTTTTAAGTACGAAAATTATGCTATTCAACGTACTTCTAGAACAGGAGAAATCAAATCGACTAGTGGTACAGCAGGGAAGCAAGACAATACAGTAGTGAAACAAGCACCAGTATATGAGGATAAACTACTTGATTCAATCTTAGAAAGAACTGGTAGTATAGGTGCAAATGATATACCTTCATCAATTGACGCTGGTCTCGCATAACACTATAAATAAAGCCACTGAAGTGAATTACTATGCCATTGCCCAAGGTCGTAGCACCTACATTTGAACTAAAACTAATTTCTACATCGAAGACAGTAAAATACAGACCATTTCTTGTAAAAGAGGAAAAAGCTCTTTTGATTGCAATGGAGAGTGGTAATGATAAAGACATTACTGCTACAATCAAAGAAGTTCTAAAGTCATGTATTTTATCTCGTGGAATAAAAGTTGAAGAGTTACCTAGTTTTGAGTTAGAGTATTTGTTTTTGAATATTAGAGGTAAGTCTGTTGGTGAGAAAGTTGAACTTATAGCAACTTGTCAAGATGACGGAGAAACTAAGGTTCCATTGACCATAGCATTATCTGATATAAAATTGGATGTTCCCGATGAACACTCCGATACTATAGATTTGGAGGGTGGAATTTCTGTAAAAATGAAATATCCATCAATGAAGCAATTTCTAGATACTAATTTTAGTGTTGCTGGAAGTGATAAAGATAGAATTAGTGAAGCATTTAAAGCAGTCGCTGACTCTATTGATCAAATATACACTGCAGAAGAATCATGGTCTGCAAGTGATTGCACTAACAAAGAGTTAGTAGCATTCATTGAACAATTGAGTTCGGCACAGTTTCAAAAGATTGAAGAATTTTTTGCAACCATGCCTAAGTTACAGTATAAAGGAAAGATTACTAATCCAAAAACAGATGTAGAATCTGAAGTCGTAATTGAGGGATTAGCAAATTTTTTCGCATAATGTTATATCATACCAGTATTGATGCTATGATGGAAGCAAATTTTGCTCTGATGCAGCATCACAACTGGAGTCTTAGTGATATTGAGTCTATGATACCTTGGGAAAGAGAAGTTTATGTTGGATATCTCATCAAGTTCCTAGAGAAACAAAAGTTAGAAGCACAACAAGCACAAAATGCAAACTCCTGGTAGAGCAGTAGAACCCCAAACTCCTATGGTTCCTTTGGAACGTAGGATGGACTCTGCCTATGAGAGAATGTTGCTTAGAGTGCAAGACGGCACTCCAGTAGAAAGATCTCAGATCAGAGGTTTGGGTAGTGTTATTCTTGAGATGGAACAACTCAACAATAACATGAAGAGTATCCAATCTGAGATACAAAGAGATATAAGAGCAAGACGTAAATATTTTGAAGCAGAGCAGAAATTACTCAAAAAAGACATACAAAATCAGCAAGGATTTCAGACTGCTGCTCTTTTTGATCTGCGTAAAGTAATAGGACTAGCATCATTTGGTATTGCTGCAAACGAACTTGCACAAGGAGATATTGGAGGTGCAGCACAGGGTATTGGATTAGGAACAGCAGCGTTCTTACCAGAGATTGCACAGGGTGTTATTGGAATATTAGCTGCAAAAGGACTCATAGGTGGTGGACTGCGTGGAGGTGGAATGGTTGCAGGTGGACTTGGAATGTTGGGAGGTGGTAAAGCAAAGGGTATCTTAGCACTAGCAGCTCTTGGTGGATTATTATTGACGGGAAAAGCTTTAGCAGGTGGTACGTCTGATAATAGAAGATTACAAACTATACAAGCAACACAGAAAGATTCATTACTAAAAGAAAGTGATGTAGATAGGTTTAGTAGTCAACTTACTAGATTTAACACTACATTAGTGGATATTGATCAAACTCAAGAAAAAAGAGAACAATCTACTATACAAAGTCCCGACGACCTTGACGGTGGATCAATTAGTTCTATGTTGGATGATATAAAACCAAAGAAAGATGCGAACGAGAAAATTACTACTGAACCAAAATCAACAGTAGTTCCAACTTCTGATCCTGAAAAAGATACTACTCCTACCACTGATATTATGGGTGGTGAATTGACGGATGCTCAGATTGAACAAATAATACTGGAGGCAGGTGGAAGAGATAACATAATGCCAAGTGCATTTAGTGACGATCCAGGTGATGATATAAGAACGGATGATCCCGAACTCAAATCTGCTTTACAAACAATAAGAGAATTTGAAGGAACTGATTCAGTTGACACAGGATATAGTCAGTTCTTTGGTGACAGACCAGGTGATATGAAATATGGTGATCTTACTGAAAAAACAATTCAACAAATTCATGATTTGCAAGATGTATTTCTAAAAGATCCTCAATCAAAATTTAAACTTTTAGATGGTACTGAAGAAAGATCTGCTGCTGTTGGTGCAGGTCAATTCATATATCTAAAATCTGATGCTGAGAGATTACTAGGTGTAGATGCTAATAAACAAAAGTTTACACCAGCATTTCAAAATCAATTGATGGAAGCAATGGCAAAGGAGAGAGGTGTAGATCTAAGAGAGAAGTTGAATAAGAAAGATATGAGCACTTTGGGTGGAATATTTGCAAGTGTTACACCTCAGTATGGTCAAACCACAAATACTGCTGAAAATAGTCTTGAAAGGTACAATGAATTTTTAGAATTCAATTTAGATAGTATGTTGAGTGATAAGGAAAAGAAAAAACTAGATGTAAATAAGAAATCAGGTTTTTTTGAAAGTTTGTTTGGTGGTGGTAAAAAGAAAGATGAGATTGTAGAACCAGTAGAAGGTAAGAGTGGTGGTACAGAACCTGTGATAATAAACGAAGGTGGAAAGAATACTGTTATACCACCACTTCCACCAATACCTGAAAATATTACAGGTGATGTAAATGTATCAACAATATTTGATGGATCCGTAGACAAACTTGAGTCTGCATATGCATTAGAAACTTACGCTGCTTTCGGATAAATGAATCTAACACCGATAGTCACTAAAAATAAAAGAACTTCTAATGCTTTACTGAGAGATATTAGTAGAAGATCTTCTCTCAATAGAATGTATGAGAAAAAATCGTTAGAATTACTGAAGAAATCAATAGAAGCAAGAAGTAAAACATATAATGCTTTATCTAAGAGGGATAAGCAAGGTGGTGGATTATTAGGTAATCTTCTTGGAGGTTCATTACTTCTAAGAAGACTTAGAGGTCGTGGTCCTAAAGGTCCAGGTTCTATCGGACCTGGTGGTATTAGACCTAAACTTCCTAAAGGTGGTGGTACGATAGGTGGTGGTGTTAGTAGACTTGGTAGATTTGGTAGAATAGGACCGTTAGCAATATTAGGTACGGGATTAGATTTTGCAGGTAGACTAAGTGGTGGACAGAATATAGCACAAGCAACTATTGGTGCTGGTGGAGGATTAGCAGGTGCTTTAGCTGGTGGTGCGAAAGGTGCTGCAATAGGAACGGCAATTGGTGGACCTCTTGGAACTCTTATTGGTGGTGTTGGTGGTAGTATTTTAGGTGGATTTGCTGGTGGAGGTATTGCTGATTTACTTACTGGTGCATCAGATAATAGAAGAAGGCAAGAAATACGACAGCTTGAGGAAGGTACTGGAACATCTAAGTTTTCAAAATCTTTAGATAAATTTGATAATGTTATTGACAATTTTGAAGGTAGTACGACTCCATTGATAAAAGATTATAAAGCAAATAGAAATCTAATAAAAGAGGGTGGATTTAGAGGTTTTATTAGAGACCAAGCACCTGGTCTTGCCATAGGTTCGGTAGTTGGAGGTGTACTAGGAACAATTGGAACAATTATTTTACAAGAACTAGCAATTACTGCTGCTTTAGCGGTTATGCCTGTTCCAGGCACAAGATTTGTTGCTGTAGGTAGACTTTTAGCAAAAATACCATTATTTGCAAGGTTTGGTAGAGTCTTACTAAGACTAAGAAAGTTTATCACTAGACTACCAGTTTCAAAAAAACTTACTGATATTGCAGAAAAAGGATTTACAGGTCAAATGGGACTTAATTTGACAAAAAATCCTATATTAAAAAGGACTGTCAAAAATGTACAACCAACTGCTTCAAAACGTCAGACTAAATTGATGACTGATAGCATCAATAAAAAATTCCAATCTGTAAGAAGTCCTAATGCAAATAATTTAGTTGATAGAAATAATCAACTTATGTTAGGAAGAAATCAGATAGATTCTGATGGATTTTTCAAAATAACTAGATCTGGAAAAGGTTTGGAGGACAGTACGGTAAACTTAGATTCATTTATTAGAAACACACCAGATACAAAAACTGCTGAAAGACTGTCAAAGGAACTCGGATTAGGTAAGAAAATCTTTGAACCTAATTTTGGACGGAAGATCAAAAAAGTAAATCCAAGTAAAGGAGAAGTGCCAAATCTTTCTAGCGTATTTAAACAACTTGATGGTAAAGCAGAAGGTGGTAGAGTAGAGGCA